GTGCTCAGGCCAATTCGGATCCCATGTGTCAACGCTCAGCGCCCATGCCAGCCAAGGCAGCAGGTCAACCGGGCAGCCTAGTGGATCCCACAAATCCCTCAGCGGCGACGGCACGTCGGACACGCGTGAGGTCGCGAGCGCGAGCGCACGCTCAGGCTTCGTTGCCGACGGTGGCAGGAGGTCATTCATCGGTGCCTGCAAGAGTTATTGTAGTGGCCGTGCAATGCGCGAATTCCGTCTCTTCCACTTCGATGTCCGCCGTTGGCGCGGTCAGGTCGACGCGCTGAACGCCCGGCTGATGGAGCGCCGCGTAGATGCCGGAAAGCGTCACGTCGAATCCGACTTTCCGAACGCTGGCGATGTAGGCGTTGAGCGCGGCCGTGGCGGCGGCGAGAACGACGGATGAATCTGGCCCCGGGTAAGTGTAGAGAGCGGCGGTGACGGCATAGTCCACCTTTGTCGCGGCCTGCACGGTCACGAGGTCAGTGAGCGGTCGAATCGCGGTGTCGTTGAGCGCGGTTTCGACGTTTGCCAGCAAACCGGACGTTGGCACGCCATTGCCGACGCGCGATAAAACGGAAATGAGAACCTCGCCCGGGTCCGGTGATGTCGCGGAAACGTCCAGCACGTCAGGATCGGCCGAGAGCGCGTGAAAGATGTATGCCCCCTTAGGACCGGCGACGCTGAACCCCTCCAAGCTGAGCTGGATGCGGCGGCGATACTCGGTGTCGCCTTCCCGGATCAGGACGGTCGGAAGCTCGTCACCTAGCGGCTCCTCGTAGGACTCAAGACGCTGGACGCCGAGCAGAGCCCCGAGTTGGTCAAGGTCGGCCCCGGTCGCATAGGCCAGCAAAAGGGCCCGCGCCGCGTCGTTGACGCGCTGGCGGACGATCAGCTCGCGATATGCGGCGACTTGGAGAATCTTGTATGCGGGATCGGATTCGACGAGCGCCGTGAAAACGGGGTCGCGCGATTGCAGGTCGGCGAGCATTGCGGCGAGGATGCTTTCATAGTCAAGCGCCTCAACAACGTCGGGTGCCGGCAGAGTGGACAGGTCGATTTGCGTGAACGCGCTCATGATATGACGATGCCGTCGAGGAACACGGGCTGCCCCGTCGGCAAGTAAATGGCTTCGAGGTCAATCTCGATTTTCCCGGCTTCACCGGCGGCCCGGGCTTGCACGCGCTGGACTTTCAAGCGCGGCTCCCACCGCAGTAGCGCCTCGGCGGTAGCTGCGAAGATGTCGACCAGCGTGTCGGCATTGAGAGGATTGTCGACAAGGTCGAACAAGCGGCTGCCATACTCGCGTCGCATGACGCGGGATCCAACCGGCGTGGTCAGGATGTCCCGGATCGACTGCCGGAGGTGTGCCACGCCGGACAACGGCTTGCCGGTATGGGAGTCGGTGCCTCGCATTGGTGGCACGGTAGGAACGGCCACGCGGCGGGTCGAGCGGGGTTTTGTCGCCCGCAAGGGGTGCCCGGTTGAGCCACCCGCCCGGGCGGCGGTTCGCTATGACCTCAGGTAGCATCCGGCAATAGCGTGCTGAGGAGACGGGCCCATCGTCCAAACGCCGGAAAAGTAAGTTGCTCGGCGGCCCATCGCTAGGGAATCCCGTCGCGGCGTAGGGCCGCCGAGCTGCACCAACCAAAGATGCGCGGGCAGCGTGACACCGGACGCGGGCTTGTCGAGAAAAATCACCGCGCGGCTTCGTGATGCATGGCGTCGTATCCCCAAAAAGCCCCGGCCGATTTCCAGCCTTCGCGGGCGAACGCCTCCATGATCTCAAGCGGCATGTCCGCCTTCATCGGCCACGAGTCACGGAATGAGTTGTCGTCGGCGTCAAGGTCGATCGCTGCCCCCCACGCGTGCAAGCTCCACGCTGTGCCGCCACGCTTCGGGCGGTAGTTGTAGACACCCGCGAAGTCGGTTGCTTCGTCCACGATGTGCGGCGCGGCGGCGAACATGCCCCTGATATTGCTGAGCACGCGGAAAAGGGAATCCGCACACCGCGCATGAACGCGAGTGCGCGAAACCGCCTGCCCGGCGTAGAGCATGCGGTAAGGGAACTCCATCATCACGAGGTTCCGCTCGTCGCCGGGTTGGCCGTAGAACGCGCGGAGAGACGACTGGTCGGACGACGGCCACGGGTTAGGGTGCGGCATCATCCGGCGGAGGTGAGCCTTGCAGGCGGCTATGCTGAGCGGGCCCCAAAATCCGTCAGGGGTCGCGCCGATCCGGCGCTGCATCTCAATGATTTGCTGGCGGGTCATTTCGCGTGGGCCTCAAGACAGGCGATGGAGGTTGTAGGGTTGCGTGTAATGCGGCGGTGAAGCCCGCCAAAGATAGAAACGGCCGCGTGATAGGGGGCGGCGAGCACGCTGCCCTCTTGGCGCATCAGGTGATAAAGCACGTCGTCGGCCTGCTCGTAGGACCACGGGCAGCACGGCAGCGACCCGAACTGATAGAGAAAGTCGTGGATGAAAAACCCGGGCGCGGTCTTCCGGTGTGACGGCGTGCCGATCCTCAGCTTTCCAACCGTGAAGATATGCGGGCTTGCGCCGTCGGAGGCGTAGCCCGCGAAGACCGTCAAGCGGTCGCCCACGAGTTTGCCCCGGGTGACGCCCCGGTCCTGAAACAAGTGGCGGCCGTTCAGCCCGAGGCAAAGGTTGACGGCGATGTCGGAGCGCAAGACGAACGGCCAGCGGCCTTTGACGACGTCGTAGTCGCAGGGGGTCAGGGTGTGCGGCTTCATGGGATCGGTGCGCCGGTGGGCGCGGGCTCGGACGCGGTGTGAACGTGCGTGTGGTCTTTCAGGCTGATCGTCCCGGCCTTCACGTCGGCCGAGGTTTCGAGGTTGCAGTTGAGGGTGATTTTGCCCCCGGCAAACGTGAGCGTGCTCGAGCCGCAACGGATTTCGAACGTGCCGCCCGCCGGGATGTCGAGCCGGTAGGTGTTTTCTGCGGCCGTGGGCGCGGGCTTGTCGGCATAGTTGATCGAGCCCGGCATGATGAACCCGGCTTCGATCTCGCCCATTGGCGAGCAAACGACGACCTGCTCGCCGACGCTTGGCGGATTCCAGTCACGGACGGCCCCGGCACGACCAGTCATCCATGGCACCCATGCGGTTTCGGCCTCGCCGAGCTGGACTTTCACGCGGCCCGCCGCGCGATCGACGGCGGACACGCGGCCGACGCGGAACACGTTCGCCAACCGGCGCTGAAGGTCTCCAATTTCTGCGCTCATGGTGTTGGTGCCTTAGGCTCGTCGCCCTCGTAAATCAGGTTGTAATGCTCGATGTTGTCGGGCCCGATCAGTGGGCTGATCCCGAGATAGACCTGCCACGGCAGCGTGCCCTCGCCGTCGGCGGTCCAGATGTCCTCGCCGAGAAGCGCCTCGTGGGCGAACTCCACCCGCATGACCTCATAATCTTCTTCGCGCCCGGCGATAACGTCTGGAAACGCGCCCACAACGCCCGCAGCGCCAATCGGGCATTCCCACCGCTTGCCACGGATAAACGCGAGCACGGCGGCGGAGAGGACCTTCACGGCCTGCTTCTTCCCGGCCCGGTAGTCGAGCACGACGTAGGCGTTGAAGTTGAGCGTGGACGCGGTCTGCTCAGTGCCGATGTCGTCCGGGTCGTCAACTTGGATGTCTTCGAGCTCCAGCAGGATCGCCGGGGTGACGATGCGCTCGCCCGGGCGGCCGTAGAAGTCCACGTTCGCGTCCGGGAATTGCTCGGCCAGCGCGGCTTTGATGTTCTCGTGGAGGGTGTCGAGGTTGACGAAGGGCTGGCTCATGAGCGTGCGGCGATGTTGATGTTTCCGGCGATGCCGGCGGACTCGCCCGCTTCACGGCCACCGGCCTTGTCGAGAGCGGCGAAGAAAAGCTCGACGAATTTCGCGGCCACCTTCACCTCGAACTCGGCGAGGTATGCGTTGCCCTTGTCGGCGATCGTCATTTCCAGACGTCGCAACGGGAACCGCTCTTTGCCGACGCGCTGGAAGGCGTGGCCGCCGAGGGCGGACGCAACGAACGCGCCCCGGTAGGTTGTGCCGCGCGAGCGCACACCCTTCTTCTGCTGGCGAGCGCCGAGGTATTTCAGGCTGATGGCGTTCAGGCCATACCACAGCCGGGCGGTCGAGAACCCCTTCACGCTCTGATACTGAAACTTGAACCGCAGGCCCTTCCGCAGGACATTGAGCGGGACGTTGGTGGCCTTTGCCAGCCCGCGTGCCCCTTCCCGGTTTGCCCATTGCCCGGTCTGCCGGACGGCCGTCCTGAGCGCCGCCTTCATGTCTTTCTGCAAAACGCCGAGCAGGTCGCGGATTCGCGCCCAATCCTCGAAGACGAACAGCGCGAGAAGGTTCTGCGCGGCGGCCGGTTCGAACTTGTTGCCTTGCGTGCTCATGATTCGTGCGCGAGTTGGATGATGGCGAAGCCGGTTCCGTCCGGCTGGATGCGCGTCACCGAATAGGCTTTGCCTCGGATCGTCGTCATGGCCTCGCGCGGGATGCCAAGGGTGTCGGACTCCTTGCAGGTCACGCGGGGCTGAGTCGTATCGAGCACGGTTTCACCAGTCGTCGCGTCAACGAAAGAGTCGTCGAAGATGCCCCTCAGCCGCCTCTCCCTCGTCACCCCATCCTCCCACTCGAAAACGATGTCTTCGTCTTCGGCGAACTCTTTCAGAAATAGGTGGAGCGGGTCGCGGATCATCGGCGGGTTTTCCGTTTGGGCTCGTCGGGCGCGGGTGCGGTGGCGTCGAGAAACGTGGCCTCCTTCGGCGCGGGACCGTCCTCGGCTTGCTCGGCCATGCCCCGGCGGATCAGGCTCGCGGCGTCGGTTTGAGCGACGTCCACCACGGTGCCCGGGGCGGTTGGTTGGCCTTTGATAGCCACACAGTTAAGCAGTCTGATTTTCATACGGTTGAATCCAGTTTCGGGTGAGGAGCTTCCGGGCGGTCAGGATGTCGGCCTCGATGATCTCGCCGGGCGTGCGGACGCGGCCGCCAAAGAGGAAGCTCGCCACGGCGCGGAAATAGCCGGTTTCCTCAGCCGGAACGATTTCGGGCGCGGCCATCGGCATGTCGCCCGGGCTGATGTGAAGCAAGCGAATGCCATTGTCGTTGACGCCGGCACTCACAAGGTATCCGTCGCCGTGGCGGATCGCGCCGGACGGGAACACGCAGAGCGGCGACCATCCGTCGGAGGTTGCTTCCCACCCGTCGTGCGCGGTCAGGATCGGCTTGCGCGTCACGGCCCGGACCTTGAATGGCGCCACCGCGTCAAACTCCATCGCGCCGAAATTGTAGAGGCGCTCGCGGGTCGGGTGCGGCGTGAAAGCATGAAAGAACGTGATGAGCCTGCCGTTGCCAGCCGGGATCGGCGGCGTGCCGCCGGACGGGCGGCCATTCCTCCAGCCGAATCCGTCAGCCTTCCACTCGCCGATCACCTTGTCGCCGTCGAGCTGGATCACCCGCTGAGGGCTCGGGGAGTATTGCGCGAACAGACAGCCCCCGGCGGACCAGAACTGCCAGTTTTTCTCGCGCTGGTCGCGGAGGTTCAGGCCGTAGCGAGGCTGGTAGGAAACCGGCACGTGCACGAGGTTGCCGACGGTCGGCAGGCCGAACACGACCGGGCCGTAAAACATGGTCGCCCGCCACGGGCGGCGGGAGTAGTCGGCGGAGGTCCACGCGACGTGGAGCTGATCGTTGTGGACGAAAAGCCGGGGGTCTTCCGCTCCCCATCCTTCGGCGAGCTTTACCACGAGCGGCCGGTCGCTCAGGACCGCGAACGTCGCGGGGTCGAGCTCGGCAATCCGCAGGCGGTCCGGCTGGTCCGAGTAGCTTACCCGGTAGGCCAGCCACAGACGGCCGTTGAACTCGCAGATTGAGGCGTTGAACGCGCGGCGGCCATCGTGCGGCGGCTTGATCACGTGCTCGTTCATGCGGCGATGCTGGCTGGGGCTCGGTCGGTTACAAGAAAAAAGGGGCGGGCAGTTTCCCACCCGCCCCTTGGTTATGACT